GTTGTATTCATCGTTTCTAGATTACATAACATTATCAAAGGTAAATATTCATTTTGAACTAAATTTTTTCCATCTTTTTTCCAAAATGTAATTTCCCAATAAGGTGGATATATTAAAACCATGGGAGAACCAGGATGTTTTCTAGGATATAAGAATTTTCTAAATGTATTTTCAATATTACGAGCCTCTTGAGCTTCATCCATACTTTCTGCTATTAATTTAAAATTAAATTCAAAGGTTCTCATATTTGATCCTTGAAAAGCATTATTAGTATATGGATTAGCGGCTAATCCTGCAGCCATTGTTCCTTTTTCACCATGTACACCGCCCTTATATTGATAAGCTGCTATAGTTGCGGCCGCAACTAAATCACCCATACCTGCAATTTCTTCATAATCAGTTTTTTGAAATTTACCTTTTTTTATATTATCTATTACTGCACTTCCGGCCTCCACAGCTTTACCACCTAAAGATCCTAAACTTAATTCATTATATGAAACACCGTCTGGTACTGATAGGCCGGCCGGAGTTAAAAAGTAAATTTCTTTTTTAGATAGATGGTCTCTGCTTATAATCCTAAATCTCATACACTCTCGTCCTTTTTCTATTTGAGCATCTAGAGTTAAAGGATATACGAGTTTTGACTTTGAGGCCTTTCCATATTCGTACTCAAGAGCTTTTTGAGCTTCTTCAGCTTTAGCCAAGGCCTGCTCCGCTAGTGTTGATGGTGTATTACTCTTAGTACTTTTTGTCCACATGCTTTTTTTCTCGTATAAATAGATTTATAGTTTTAAACTTATAATAGTATTTATATGGCTTACAAAGGTAGATATAAAATTAAAAAACCAGAAAAATACCTTGGGGATTACTCCAAAGTGGTATACAGATCCCTGTGGGAAAGACAAGCCTTTAAATGGTGTGAATCTAATTCTAGTGTCAAAGCCTGGAACTCTGAAGAAGTAGTTATACCATATAAGTGTAAGACAGACAATAAGCTTCATCGATATTTCGTAGATCTTTTAGTAGAAATGGACAATGGAAAGATCTTTCTAGTCGAAATAAAACCTAAGAAGCATACTCAACCCCCAAAGAAAAGAAGAAAATCCAAAAAATATATTAACGAAGTCACACAATATGTTAAGAATCAATCTAAATGGGAAGCGGCTAATCAGTTTGCAGAACATAAAGGTTGGAAGTTTCAGATTTGGACAGAAGATACTTTAACAAATTTAGGTATCAAACTACTCAAATCCTGATATAAATAGAAGTATGGCAAGTTTATTTGATACATTAGAACTACAAGCATTTAGGTCTGGAATAGAAGCCAGAACTAATAAGTCTCGTCTTTGGTTTCAAAGAAAGGTAAAAGAATTAGGTACAGTCAATAGAACTGCATTAATGAAGGATGATGCATTAACTTCGGTGGCTAAACCACAGATTGGTGATATGGTTATGTATTTTTATGATCCTAAAACTAAAGATACCTTACCTTTTTATGATAGATTCCCTTTGACAATAATGGTTCAACCTGCTCCTGGCGGGTTTCATGGTCTAAATTTACATTACTTATCCCCTTCTATACGAGCGGCTTTTTTAGATAAGTTAATGCAATTAGCACCAGAAAAAGTAAGAGATACAACTAGGCTAACAAGATTAAGATATAACCTACTTAAAAGTACAGAGAGTTATAAAGAATTTAAACCTTGCTTTAAACATTATTTGATGTCACATGTGACTTCTAATATGTCTAGAGTAGCAATGCCGGAATGGGAAATAGCAGTATTTCTTCCGACTCAGCAGTTTGCGAAAAAATCAGACAGATATGCTTGGTCTAATTCCAGAAACATATATAAAGGTGTATAATGGCAATTAATAGTATAGACACATTTAAATCAAACGTAATGTCACATGGCGGCCTAGCTCAAGCTAATAGATTTAATATAATATTTAAGCCACCTCAAATGTCTTTGATTAATTTAGATCCTTCTAATTTAATTGCAAATGCCTTAGGTGGAAATTTTTCTTTAAAAGATTTAATAAATGATCCTAGAGATATATCAATGTTATGTCAGACGGCAACAATCCCAGGAAGACAAATCACAACCTTTGAAACTTCAGACAGAGATGCGGCTCGTAAAATTCCATACGGTTATATGGATATGGAGGTTAATTGTACTTTCTTATTGACCGAAGATTACTATATGAAAACTATATTTGATAACTGGATGCAGGTCGTATTTAATACTGATAGTTATCATCCAAATTATAAAGATAAATTCGTAACCGATGTAAGAATACAACAATTAAATAAAAAGAACAGACCAATATATGGTGTCGTTCTAGAAAAAGCGTACCCTGTTAGTATATCTGATATTGTCCTAGATAATAGTGCAGGTGGTGCAAACGGTTTTACTATTACTTTTGCATATAATAAATGGGAACAAGAAAGCGGCCTAGAAAGTCTAATAGGACAAATTGGCCAAGGAATTAGTTTACTTACCGGTGGGTAAGTATAAATACTTATGAAATGAATGAAACGGTAATATTATAGGAGATATATAATGGCTTTACCAGTAATAAATGCTGCAACGTATGAGACTAACATCCCATCCACAGGCAGAGCGGTGAAATACCGTCCGTATCTTGTCAAAGAAGAGAAGATACTTATGATAGCCTTAGAATCGCAAGATCAAAAAGCGGTACTAAGAGCAGTGAAAGATGTTATTAAATCATGTGTATTTGATGACATTGATATTAATAACTTAGCTATGTTTGATGTTGAACATTTATTTATAGCCCTTAGATCAAAATCTGTAGGTGAAGGAATAGATGTTAACATAAAATGTGAAGAGTGTGATGGCGAAAATCAACAATCGGTAGATCTTAATTTAATTGAGCCACCGACTATTGAAGAGGATAATAAAAATATTATGTTGACTGATAATGTTGGTGTGACAATGAGATATCCTTCTTATTCTGATATGAATAATGCTGACGCCGAAGAATTGCAATCAGTTAAGGGAGCTATGGAATTAATGACTACTTGTATTGATAGTGTGTTTGATGAAGAATCTGTACATAAAGGATCTGATCAGAGTAAAAAAGAAATGACAGAATTTGTCGAAAATTTAAACTCAGATCAATTCAAAAAAATATCAGATTGGTTTGAAAAAATGCCTTCAATATCACATACAATAGTATTTGATTGCATAAGTTGTAAAGCTCATAATGAGCAAGAGTTGCGAGGACTCCAAAGTTTTTTTACCTAGGCCTCTCGCACGATAGTTTGGTAAACCATTACCGAACAAATTTCGCGATGATGCAGTATCACAACTGGAGTTTAAGCGATTTAGATGGCATGATGCCGTGGGAGAGGGAGATATACGTTACTCTTCTACAAAAACATGTTAAAGAAGAAAATGAGAAGGCAGCAGAACAAGAACGACAAATGAGGAGATAGCAATGGCTAGAGAAGACCAATTTCAGGGAGATATGTCCCGTAATGAAGTTGAAATAGACTTACAAAAGTTTATGTCTATGGTTTCCGAAATTGGTGATCTTAAACAACAGATATTTGAACTGACTCATGATGACACTAAGAACCCTTGGCAAAAATGGATATTCTTTGCAAAGATGGTAGATGCTTGGAGAGTAATTCCAAGACTATTCTTAGGTGTATATGTGTATTTACTTTATTATGCTACTTTCTGGTTTATGGATTTGCCCGAACCATCGATAGAACAATCAGGTCTTATTTCAATCTTAGTTGGTGCAGGCGCAGCTTGGTTTGGACTATATGTTAATAGTGCAGCAAAAGAGCATGGTGACCAAAACCCTAATTAGGAAAATATAAATGGTAGATATAACACAAAATCCGCCTAAAGACGAAAAAACGCCCGGACAATCGGTAGAGTCCAGGAAAACGGGCGACAAAAAAGTAGTCGAAGAGCTTCAAGACTTTAATACTAAAACTAAAGAAATAGCACAAGATGCTAAGGCTGGTTTCCGTGCCATAGTCGAAGGAATAAAGGATGCCAATGCCGAAATGGCTCCGGAAGAAGAAAAGAAAATCCAAATAGATGGATTTAAAAACCTTTCTAAAGGCCAAGAAAATGTTATAAAGATCTTTGGAGACATGAAAGACCAGGCCGATGAAAGTCAGGCGGCCCAAGCCAAAGAAATGGTCGTCTCAAAAGGTACCGATCTAGAAAATCGATCAGAACAATTTAATCTTTGGGAAAGAATGTTGCTAAGACTAGTCGGTATTGATGAAGACCTAGATAAACTCATTGAACAAACAAAACCAGGAAAAGAAGGAAAAACCTGGTTAGGAAAAATAATTTCAGGTATGTTATTGGGTGGCCTTATAGGATTAGTTGCCGGAGTTGTATTTGGATTTGGTGAAGCGGCTGTGAAATTAATTGCGAATGCAGGTAAGGCTATCAAATTTTTCACCACGAAATTCATTTTAAACAATAGATTCTTGAAACCTATAATGGATCCTATAAAAGGTTTTTTTAAAGGTATAGGAAAACGTATAGGAATAACTGGTAAAGGCCCAGGGTTATTTAAAACTATTACCAATACATTTAAGAATATAAAATTACAATTTCTTCATGGTTTGTTTGGGAAGAAAGGTGGTGTAAAAGGAATGTTCGGAAAAACTGGTGCACAAACAACAAAAAATATCTTTACTCAAGTAGGAAAAATGATCAGAAATATTAAGGCTATTTTTTCTTCGATGTTTTGGGGAGCTGGTTCATTTGGTTCAAAGACAAAAGGTTTATGGAAAACTGCAACAACAACAGGTAAAGTTGTTACTGCAGGTCTGAGTATATTTGGTGGATGGTTCAAAACAATAAAAGCTGTTCTTGCTCCATTTATGACCGGAGTAAGAATAGGTGCCAAAGCTTTATTTAAATTTGGAAGAATTTTTGGTAGAATGTTCTATCCGCTTACTATTCTCATGGGAGTGATAGATGGTGTAAAAGGATTCATTGATGGATTTGCAAATACCGAAGGAAATATGTTTAGTAAAATTATTGGTGGTTTAATTGGTGGTACAAAAGGAA